CGGAGGGTAATTGTTCCCCGAGAACCCCCCCCCCGTGTTCAGCGAAAACCATGACTGCCCCCTACCGGACAGGCGGTAGGGGGCAGTCATGTTCTATGAAAGGCGGAGGTCAGGCGACCTTGTCCTCAGCGGCGGCCTCACCCTCGCCAGCGGCGTGACGGCCAGGCGTCACAGCGGGGCGAGTGTGGTACGTAGCCAGCGCCAGAGTCAGAGCACCAACAATCTGGGTAGCAGCGTCAGCATACTGAGACGCCTGGTCCGCGGAAATAACATTGAAAGCGGCAAAGACACCGAGAACGGCGGTGAGCAGGGCATAAAGGGCCTTGCGGACCTCAGGAGTAAACATCTTATGAATCACCTCATGGAATCCGGAATTTGAGGCTCAGTAGGGATTGAGTCCTCTTTATCAGATGGTATCAGAATTTTCAGGGACCTGCCCCAATCGATAACAGTGTGCGCGAAAGAGACAGCTTCCCACCATTTTACTTCCGCTCGACGGCGCCCGTCTTCTGCCAGGTCTGCCGCTCTTTCGGCCGCCGCAAGACTGGCCTCTAGGGCGGTCACTCTCTCAGAAAGAGATCGGACGGTAATGTCCAGGATTGAGATCTGCTCCTGGTCGCGCGCATTCTTGCGTTGCGTGATGTTCGAGAAAATTGTGCCGGTAAGGGCGGCCAAAGCTACTAGGGTGGCATCCGAGAGGACATCGTTCAAGAAATTGAGCATCGTGTATCTAATGTCCTCTTTTATTGTGATTGCTTGACAGGACTGCAATACGTATTATATAACATTCCCCGCCTAGTATCATCATTGCTAGACGGGGAATGTTATGTTTTAGTTACTTTCTGTGGAACCCGGGATGGTAGCCGACAGTCCGCATAAACCGGACAGTACGCACGCTGGCCCAAAGAATAATCGCACCAACACACCACAAAGAATCACGAATCACATTCACGGCGTCGTTGGTGAAATCATCGTACACCATGAACGCCGTGTTTGCCGTCACCATGACGGCCGCAAAAATAGTAGCAACATAAAGCGACTTAGTCACCCTAATTTTCACTTTCATTAGATGGATTGTATACTATCGCCCTCACGTTGACTCCTAGCGCTGCTGAAGGGGAAATGTAGGAAACATGAGGGCGACAGTATTCTCTTATTGCACCGTCGGAACGCGTAGGAAAATATTTGTGTATTAACCAATAGAGCGGTACGCAAGAAAGTATAGCACACACAAAAGCAAGTCTCCGGACGATCTTTCATTGACCGTCCGGAGACTCGCTCTACCACTGTCACAGGAGATCACGGGGAGGGAAGAGAGCGAAGCTCCCCGCATGTCGTACCCATCATGACACGATGCCCAGCGTAACGCTAAGCAAACAAGCCACGATGGAACACCAACATGTCGCGTCAGGAATTCTGCTCCGAGGCAGGAGACTCCGCCGGAGCAGGAGACTCCGCGACACCATCATGCGCCTGCAAAGACGACGGCGTAGACACGGCCTTACGAATCTCGTCCACAGCACCATAAATCGCGCCCGCCCTACGCACGTTCTCCTGACCGGGAGTCACAGAGTGCAGAATCTGATCCACGGACGCGTGAATAGACTTAACCTCCTCGTAGGTGGCCTTGGCGTACCAATTCATGTCGCCCGCGAAATGATCCCCCGCCTTTCCGCTACGGAAAAGATCGCGAATCTCCCTGAGCAGATCAACGCCCTCGCTCATATCCCAAAATTCCTCTCCGGCGCCCCCAGACGGGCGACCATAATCATACCAAGACTTGCAACGGTTACTGAAAAGAATCCCATAAGACTCATACGCGTCATACGGATTCCCTGAATTATACCGCGACCCGACACGCTTCAAGGCCTCATAAGAATCACCTTCAGCGTTAATAAGATCACGAAGAATACGACAGCCAACTTCAGCTGACTTTTCCGGCATCCACCATTCGCGATCCGGGTCTTGCAGGAAATAGCCCGAATACGTGATCTGCAACGGACCGACACCGTTTGAAGTTTCACCGTCTCGAATCGCCGCAAGAAACTCGCGGAAATTCTCCTCGGTTACCTCCTCGCCGTGCGGGCCGGCACCACCAGCGTCGTGCCCGTAAATGTTTGCGCCACGCTCGCCCGTCTCCATCCACAGGCATGCCAGGGCGGCCCACCACGGACAATTCTCCGCATCGGCGGCCCTGAGAACGGCCTCCTGGATTGAAGAAAGGCGGTATGAACCGGAGGCCTCGTGCCCGTTATCGGAATCGGTCCTCTTTCCAAAACGGATACAAGTGGACCACGAGGCCGCGACAGTCATCGGGTGACTACTGTACCGGACTACGTGTGTTTCGTAGCCGGTCTGATCCCCCATCTGCCCTTCCGTGATTTCGCCATTCTCGTTAATCCACGCCTCGGCGAGGAGCGGGTCGCCTGCGTTGAATGAACCATCGTCTTCGCGCACGCACATTGCGACATGTCCGCCGTCTCCGGTGGTTTTCAGGACCATGTCGCCGACATGGAATCCTCCCGACGGCGTAGACCCGTACCACGTGTCCCCGATGTCCATGAAACCGCGATTCGCAGCCAAGGAATTCAGGGTTTCGGTCCATGTTTCGCCGGTCCGCGGGAACATGATCGGATCGTCCCAGCCGGTTCCCCAGACATTGTGGAATGCAATATTGTAGGCGCCTGCTACGCCGCTACTGCAATCCATGTCGCCGGGGCCCGTTTTCCAGCCGGCATCATTGCTGTTCCAGTAGCAGGTCCACCGGTTGTCCTGGGCATATCCGGTGCCCCCGTAGTCGCCTGTGGTGCACCAATATTTCATTTCCGACGCAGCGTATTCTGTGACGGAATCTGCCAATTTTGCACCGCCTTTCGTAAAGGTTTTCGGTGGCTTTAATTTTATCATGACCCCCTGGGCGCATCCGTAGCATATATAGGTACGTGCGCGCGCATATACCACACACGCCTTGCACTGTCAACATCCCGCACCACACAATTTTGTGCGATACGTCACCGCCGTACGGCGTTGACTCGCAGCACACGGGGGGAGCATGATTGAGGCATCGGCAGGGAGGACAAGCCGCCCAGCCAGGGATAGAGAGGACAAGACAATGACCGCCACCAAGAACATCGTCACCGACAGGGATATCGCTTACGCCGTTGGCACTGCCGCCGACGCTTGGGGTGACACGGACTACTGGGTGGACGAGACCGGCGAGACCATCGGCCTCAAGCGAGCCACAGCCCACGGCGGCCAGACGCTCGGACTCCACGTGTGCGACGACGTCGTCTCCTGGGGAATCTGGCAGTACGATGCCGACGGATTCACCATCGCCCACGAGGGACTCTCCTACCTGACCGACGAGACCATCACCTACCTGGCCGACCAGTGGCTGGCGGAAGGCACGAGCCAGAGGGGGGGGGGGGGCCCCCCCCCCCCGGCGGGCCCCCCACCACCCACCAACCATCACACACACATATTTTGAGAAGAGGATAATCATGGCACGCCGTCGCACTGGATACGGATCATGCAAAACTACAGGAGGCGCCGTATTCACCAATCTGAAGGGCACCAAGATTCACTTCCCCGCCAAAGGGTACGAGAAAGGTGAGAACGAGTTCCGGGGCATTCCCGTTGAGCGGGTGACCGCCGTCGCAATTCTCACTGGGGCCGACCTCATACAGGCCATTCCCGTTCAGCGGCCCGCCCTCATCGGAAACGTTCGCAATGTTTTCGTCCCCGAATACGCCCACAATTCCTTCCTCGTGGTTTGCACCGCAGGAAACGTCTACCGAGTTTTCGATATCAGCGAGGAAGAGCTCGGGAATGCTCACAATCTGATCAATGATTTGCGCGGGCTCCTCGGCGACGAGATCGAGTGGGTCAAAGCATGAAATACCCAAACATTCACCGTATGGACGGACGCGAAGACGAGGTCCGTCGCAAGACAGTCGAGTTTCAGGAGCACAAGAGGAATCGAGCGAAGAGAATCAAGAGCACACGTCACACTAAGCGCACGAATTTCAATTACAGTGACGGTTGGACTAACCGTCTCATGGCAGAACTGAATGGAAAGTGAGGAAAACTATTATGTCTACTTTTTCGAATGCCCCGTCGGCTTCTACTCCTGCGCCGCCTCCGCCTGCAGTCAGTGCGCCTACTCCTGCGCCGCCGCCTCCGGCAACTAACACGCCCGCACCGCCTCCGCCGCCTCGGCCTGCCCCGGCGCCGCCCGCATTGTCCGTGCCGATCAGTATGATGGCGCCGCCGCGTCCCACGAATCGTTTCGTGGCATGGCTCCGCAAGCCGCGGTCCACGGGTGAAGGCATGGCAATGGGCGCAGCAGCTCTCATCGTCGGAGCTATCGGACTGTCATTGGCATGGCGTGCTTTCTGGTGGCTCCAAGTATTCTTCGCCTATTTCGCTACGGTTGGCACTCTCGGCAACTAAGATAGTGTGAACAACCGTGGACACTGTGTTTTTGAAACCGGTTTGGCTGCACTTGCCGGACGGCAGTAAAGAAAGAATCATAGCACAAACCGGCGACGACAAGGGGATTGGTTTCGATTCTGTTCAGGCCGGCGTAGAGCGGAAACACTATTTCAAATACGACAAGTATTCGATCACACAGACAGAAAGAGGAGATTATGTAGTGTCACCCGTAGATGATGAGTGTGAGAAGATTTACTATCCGAATGGCGTGTACGAGTATGTTTCGAAAGTAGTGCCACATGACGGATTCTGGGAGGTGCATGTCCGTCGTTATCTCAGTAGTGAATGGCGGATAGAGTGCTGGAGTCGTCGCCGTGTTTCTTTGGAGCACAAGCACGACGGTTGGTATCGGCGGCGAATCGTAGGCTATCAGATTAATTCTGGCTATGAGCCGAAATTCACGGACGGGCCGACTCGCTTTCATGTTTCCGACGATTATGATGCGCCTGTCAGGAAGGTTTGTCGGTATTTCACTGGCGAATGGTGTATTTGGTATGAGTGCGAGAACGGTGAGGGAGGGTTTCTCACGTTCGACGAGCAGCGCTATGAGTTGACCTTATGTGATGACACTCTCTACGTCACAGAGAAGTGTAATGACATTTTCGATATCACAGAGAAGAATGGCGGTCGTGTCGAGGATAACGTACATGAGAATGAGGTAACTCACCCATCACATTACGCAACCCTCAATCCCGAGCCCATCACTTTCATTCGCGACAAAGACTATCTGACCGGGAGTGCCCTGAAGTATATTTTCAGGGCTGGCCACAAGAATGGTGCTGACGAGAATGTTGACATGGGAAAGGCGGCATGGTATCTGCGTGAACTCGTAGGCGAACAGGGAGGCCAGACGGTAATCGCGATTCTACGAAACGTCTACTGGGACACTATCGATAGACAGCTCGCCCCAGAGGACCGCGCCAGGGAGGTTCGAGACAGGCTCACAGAGTTCATGTCCGCCATTTCACACGATCACCTCAACAGCTACATCCCAGAAGAGAAGTGAGCGTTATGGAAAATATTATTGATATTGTTTTCGTTGATTTGGCGAAATGCGGTGAACTGTGGGGCGCGGCTGCGTTTATGCATGCCACCGACTGTAACTTCACTATCAGGGGCTATTCTATCGATCCGTCCGCCGCGATCCGTAGACTCATGTACACCGTGCAGCATGTTCAGGGAGTAACACTTGCTTTGCGTTCGTGGCAGGAGGGGAGGATCACTTTCACCAGGTGCACATATTCGGATGAGATAGGCGGGTACGTGCTCACTTACAGCGACTCATCAGACGATAACGCGTACGTCTGCACAATCATGCTGTCGGATTACAACGAGAACGCAATAGGAATCATCCCAGGAGATAAGCCCGCCCTCTCCCTTGAAGCCGAAGCAATTCTACACGACAAGGGTTACACAGTCCATATGATTAAGGAAAACGAAGACGGGAGCTGCCAGAATGGCCACACTGAGTGACTTCACTCTCCGACGCAGAATCGATTGGGGCGAGCTCATTTCCGACTGGCGCAAGCCGCTGTCTATTCAGCCGGCGTCAGTAGAAGTGCGACTAGACGAAAATATTATCGTCTACCGTCATGGTGACGAGCATGTCGCTATCGGCGAGAATGGTTATGAGCTGTTGCCAGGTGAGTTTATTCTCGCGTCCACCCAGGAAAGAATCCACGTGCCTGCCGATCTAGTGGCCAGGGTAGAGGGCAAGTCATCGTGGGCGCGACGCGGAATTCTCGTCCACGTGTCCGCAGGATACATTGACCCGGGATTCCAGGGAAACGTGACCCTGGAAATCGCTAACTTGCATTCCACTAAATCCGCCATTCTTCACCCTGGGGATAGGATTGCGCAGATTGCTTTCGAGGACCTGGACAGGCCGGCCAGTGCACCATACGGCACCGCCGGTCTGGGTTCGCATTATCAGGGGCAGACCGGTGTCGCACCATCGGCAATGGAGGTAGAATAATGAGCAAGATTGACCGACAGGAAATCGCGCTGACTATTGCCAGGGAATTGCAGGACACGATTCCGGCGCCCCGCATTTCCGACCATGCCGGGGTAACCATCATTGAGTCTTCGCCTGGGAAGATCGAGGTCACTGACGGCGGCGTTGCAGTGACGACGAGGCGCGGCGTGTCAGCAGGGTGGACTCACGAGGAATCCTGCGGTCCGGAACATTCTGCGATGCGCTGTAACTTGCTTTTGCGGAGCGTCCCATGACAGCGAATAACCCAATGCTGGAGATTGAGCACGAGATTAGTTTCACACAATTGTGGCTTCCGAAGCCTGACGTGTGCGATATTGACGAAGCACACGCGACCGCTCACCTGAAGTGGCGCAACCAATATAAGGGCGTCGGGATTGACGTCACCGTAGAAAACACTGACGACAGCGCTATCAGTAAATGGGTTGTCTGGGGCTGGCCATTGAATGTTGTAGGCGTCACCCATAAGACAAGTGGTGAGAATACGTCCAATCTTGCGCGCCGTTTGGCACGGCAATGGGACAGTGTGGAGTGCGACGCTGTCGCCGCTCGCCAATTCCGAGAAATTGACAGCACGATTCATTCGATCCTGAATTCGCCGTCGATAACCGTTCAGGACGATGCGCGCTCCGATCTCATGGGCGTCTTGGACGATATTGCTCGCGAGCACGGAGGAGACTATCAGCGCTTGGGACTATAGTCTCTTACGTCGGGCATGAAAACATTCCCCCTCACCGCAGAAACCGTGGTGAGGGGGAATGTTTCACGTGAAACGTCAGGCGCCGGGCTGCGGAGACGGAGCCGCCTTTGCCTCCAACGCGGCAACACGTTCAGCCAGGCCGAGGTAGCCGCCATGCCAAGCGATCACACGCTCCATGATCCAATCCGACGGAGGATTCTGATAGGGGTTCTTCTCAGGGACCCACTGGCCGCCCTCACCCTGAACGAGCTCGCCGTCGGTCACATACAAATGTGAAACACCGAATGATGCGGCGCGATCGATTACCTGTCGGAAATTCTTTTTCGTAACCCCATGAATGACATGCCACCATTTGGTGGAAGGCTGCGCACGCATCACATCATTCGCAATCGGGTTGTTGGGGTCATCCGTCAGATACTTGGCGGCAGTGTTCTCGAAACTCATGCACACGTCGAAATCGAGCGCGCACACGGCCTCAGTGATGTTACTGCCAGGGTTGATAGCGATTGTGAAATTCTTGCCGTAGGTGCGTCGAATTTCGCCGATGAGGTCACCGTACCATCCGACCCTACCGGACTGTGCACCCCAGCCGTTGATTACCTCGTCCAAGAATACGCCCTGAAAAAGACCATCATACTGGGACTTAAGGTTGGCGCACAGTTGCATGATGTATTCGCGCGTAAACTTGTCCGGGTCGGGCACGCCGTTCCGGGCGGCGTCATCCTTGGCGAGCGATGAGACGCCGTAGCGGGTAGGAATGTACCAAAGAATCCTCTTCACTCCCGCGGCCTGGGCGCGCTGCGCCTGCGTGAGAAAGTCGTTATCCTTGGCGGACCAATCGCCGGTAGAACGATTCATGATCACGTAGCCGAGCGCATTCCCGTAAGCCAACGTCTTGGCCCACTTCGATACCTTTTCGGCCTGGCCCTCGTTGTAAAAGTCGGGCCAGAAATACGTGACGGGGGAATAGTAGTGTCCGCCGACCGTGAAAGGCGAGATTGCGGAGAACAGGGGGGCGACCAGCTTGTCAACGCCGGCCTTAGTGTACCCAGTAACGTTTGCCATTGTGTTTTCTCACTCTCCGTAGGTCCAGGTAAGACCATCGTCACTGACGGTGATTTTATCGGCGTTGTTATTGCCGCCGCCGCCAGGATTGCCGGGATCGGGGGTGCTGCCGCCGTTCCATGCTGACAGGGAGGTTACCTGCACGTCGCCGGAGGCCGGCAATTCCGCGCCCCGAACTTCTCGCGCCCAAACGCCAGCAACATTCAAGACGATCGCCCATCGGCCGCCGTGGCTGGCGTCTACCTCTACCTCGATCCGGCCTTTGTCGTCGGCGTCACCGCGCACGGGGGCGGGGACTGTCGTAATATTGTCGGACGTGTAGACGGTTTCGGGGCGCACGCTCATTGTGGCGTTGACTGTCTTGCCGGCCGCATTTACAACCGTCGCTATGACCTTGGTCATATTATTATCACCTATTTCTAATAGTGAACTATATTTATCGATTACAGGTCAACACGGGTCGCACCAAGAGTAGCCACCGTAAACACAGTGCCAGGAAAAACGCCACCGTCGTAATGCCAGTACGGGTCCGCACCATAACTACCCGCCGTAGTATAAGCAACCCTATGCGAGCCAGCCTCCACGGAAAGGCGCCACTGCATGTGATGCGTCATAAACGTACGATTGTACTGAATCTCGGTCTGCCAAATACCCCGATTATCGAGCTTGAAACCAAAGAAATACGAGCCGACCGCCTTATCTTTCTCTTCCTCGGAATGATAGTCCTCGTGCGCAATACTCACGCACACGTCAAGCGAAAACTCCATGAGGCTCTTGATCGGCAGAGTAACGATACCGTCACCCCAAGTGTAAGTGGTGTGATCCGAGGTCGAGCGCCCACGACCATTCGTATTATCACGATGCCGGTAAAGCACACCACTGAACGAGTTCGCCGGGTTAATGTTGAACGACCCGTCACCGGCCTTGGAGCCGTCAGCAGTGTACAGAATGTCGTCAATGATGAAAACGGCGGGACGTGCTTTCGATACTGCCCCGGACGGCGCAGCCGCCAACATGACCCTAGCTGCCGCTACGGACGCCGCGGGCATAACCCGACCGGCGGAATCATCGTACGCATCCCAGGCCTCGATAAGATTATCGTCTACTGTGGGGACGATACCGCCGGTCCACCTAGTATTAGGCATGTTATTTTTCTCCTAAAAATATTGTCACACAATTTTCAGTAGGTGAGCCAGCTAACCGTCATCTCGCCCCAATCCATAATTGTACCCTCATCAATATTCTGATACGTATAAAGTGCAATCCGATCCCCGACGTTCAGACGCCTAACACCTGTCACCTGCAACGAAGTCCACAGGCCATGGTTCAACGCAGCATACATGTAAACACCGTACTCAACGTCGTTGCTGCGAGCGACCCTTGTGCCGCCAACGTACCCAGCCCAGGACGACCGGTACCATGTTGTACCGTCTAGACGATAAAGCCCGCTCTGCGGAATAATAATTTCTATCCCGTCTACTTGCATTCCGCCACGAACAATTTTCTCCTGCGAACCGACCGGGACCTGAGTCCATTTATCTTTCACAGTCCACAAATGCGCATTGTTTGTTGCCATGTGGGCGAAAGGCGGCTCAGTGAAAGTGCGCCATGACGACGCGTGAGGCGGGGCCGATCCGGGCGGGTCATAGGACACTCCGTTCGTGTCCATGATGAGCTGGCCGCCCTGACGGTCAGTAATCTGTATTTTCGCTACGCCCTCATCGTCGCGGAAAATGTGCAAACCGGAGGAGCGGCTCATCTTCCATGACACGTACATGGAATAAATGACGCCTAGCGTCATTCCCGGCGTAAAAACATCGTTCGTACGGGCACTGATATAGAAAGGCGTGTCCGTGTCTTGGATCCACGTACCGTCGGGGAGTGTGAAATCGAATCTTATTTTCTTCCCGGCCGTCGCCTCCTCGTCAACAACAATGACCCTATTCTTGCCGATGTTGATTGTGAGAATAGCGCGGCCGTTCCATGACGGGGTGAAAAGAATATACCCCTCAACCTTGCCGACACCCTCACCGGCAATACCATATGTTTTTGGTTTCGCAACAGCAATATCGTGGATTTCCATCTGCGCACCATTGCCGCGATTAGGGCGGTCCCTGTCCGTCAGAACGAACCGCGTACCACCCTCCATCTCATCCACGGTCGCGATTTTGGGAGACCAGATAGACTCCCAGAACTCGTATTCGCTGCCGAGGCCGAAGCGAATATTCTTCTCGCCCGATGTCGGCTCAGTGTCGACGAGCGAAAGTTCACCACCAATAAGACGGTTACCAATGAGGTCACCGGTAACCTTGGCCGCGTTGAATGTCGCATTTCCGGCGGTCAGCATTTCCGTGGTGACGGACGCGAACGCAGCGATTTTTGCCCAGAGCTCTCCGGACGCGTAAATGTTGCGTGCAGACACGGAACCGTCGGCGAGCGAGACGTTACCTACGGACGAGGGGACGAGAATGCTGCCAGCGACCATTGTTCTGGTCACCCACTGTGTACCATCCCAAATACGTACATCGGTAATGTGTCCGGCATTGTCGGTGACATACCAAATCAATCCTGTGACAGGATTCTCCGGGGCGGTCTGGGCCACGACGGGCGGCCGGTTAGCTTCCGCAATCTGGACAGCTTTTGCAGCGTCTTTTGCCGCCTTATTCGCTGCACCTTCAGCCTTGTTCGCCCGATCTCGAATTGCGTCGGCCTCTTCGAAAGCGCGCTTGGCGTCTTTCGCGGCCTGGCTGAGCATTTTACCGGTATGCCCGAGATTCTCAACTTTGGCTCCGGAAGGCGGCTCGGCAATAGGGTCACTGATCTTGACTACACGCCCGGATGAATCAATGATGACGAGTACACGGGCGCCTATCCATGTGGCGATCCCATCGGATTCACCAACAGCATGAGAGGTCGGATTACTGTAGGGGATCCCTACTTCCACCCAGCCGGACGGGAGTGTGCTGTCGGTGGCGGACGTGCCAGTGATTCTCCCGTACGCCCATGATACTGAGGATTGCTGAACAATAACATTGTTATTGTTACGGCCACCACCGTTCCGCGGCGCCGTGTCAAGCAATAGTGACGGTCTAACCATGATGCCCCGTTTATTCTCCCAGTACCTCTATGTCCACCCTCATTGTAGCGGACGGGTCAGACAATGGGAGACTGTAGGCTGTGACGCGACCTGCAATATGCTCACCCTGCTCAGTAATCGCACCGACAATATCCCCAACCTCAATACGGGCGTCCGGAATAATCGTCAAAGATCGAGAGGAGCGGGAGGAGATGTCTTGAATCATGTATGTGTCTGCGGCCTCGGATACTTCTCTCGCCGAGCTTGCGGCGCTGAATTCTTTGTGTGACGTAACCCAACCATAGCCGGCCGGGTCATATGGCGGGTCAGTGATTTCGCGTTCCGCCGTCCATCGTTCCTCCTGCTCACCCTGGGCCCGCTGTTGCTTACTGCCGGTAACGTACCATCTGTTCGGACGACGGCCGCCCGACCTCGGGGCGCGCGGAGCCTCCAAAAGAAAACCGGACTCGTACGTGTAAATCTCGTCAGGCGCCGTCTTGTCACGCAGTCTGAAAATATGCAGCATCCCATCGGCGCCACTACGAATACCGCAACCGCGCGATTCGACGAGCTTATAAATTGATTCGATTCTCGAGTTTCCCCATTGTGTGGTGCGTGGGATGGGCGCGTCCCAAACGTCGTCCTCCAGTTTTACTCGCACATATTCCGCAAGCTCGTTGGCCTCGGAGAGCAGGGTGGCGCCAGCGCCTGGGGAGGACGGCCACGGCCTCGGATTATCGGCAAGAATCTGCGTCAAATCCTTACAGGAAACGTTCACCTTCTCTTTCGACACTGACCATTCCATGTTGACGAATTCACCGAGCGGAATCTCCCAGTAGTCGCCACGCCGATTCTCATAAAGCGCGGTCACCATGGAACGCTGCCCGAAATTGTTGAGCGCGTCCAACGGCCATTCCGGAACCCAGGACATTGGACAAGAATAAGTCAAGGCACCCGGGACAGTACGGTTCGACGAAGACCACTCAACCTTTACTTCGGAGGCGGGTATTCCCGTTTTGAGGACTTCGCCGCCTCGAATGATATCGATTCTTGCGCCGATGCTGAGGCCGTCTGAAAGGGCGGCCAGCGTGGGGCCGTTTCTCATGGCATTCCCGCAATCATTTTGCAAATCTCAATATATGTGCGCGACTTCCAAACCTTGTCAACTTCACGCCATTCACCCCAAGTAACACAAGGGGCAGCTCCCCAGCCGGCGTGAGGGCCGACAAGCATTGGGGAATCTTCGGGGAGCTCATGCCATTTTACGTTCCACCGAATGATGCCGTCTCCCGTGATTCTGGCGCTGTCCACCTTGTCCACGGTGATGAATCGCGACGGTAGGACGTCGGCGGGGGCGCCGGGCGTAAGAATGAGCGGCTCACGCTTCTGCAGAATTTCCCAAACGGCGTTAACGTGGGATGGGTCGTCTAGGACGAATTGCCCGCCTCCGGTGCGAGCTACTTCTAGCATCGGCCACCTGGCGATAAGTGAGTTATATCTCGAAATCGGGGAGGACCATTCTCTTTTATCCTGGGCCTCCTCCCAGATGAGCCCCGGCACGGTGCGCCCATTGAGGCCGCTCACCATGCCGCGCCACCACTCTACCTCGGGGCGAGTCAGCGTGACCGAGGAGTCACCCTGCGTGTATTTTATTGTGGTGCCCGGCACGGCGTATGCGTCCGAGAGGATCATTGTTACCGGCTCGGTCAGCTTGGGGCCCTCGAGCTCGCGAATCATTTTCGCACGCCCGGTGAGTGGTCTTTTGTCGCGAGCCATCCCAGGCACGGCGAAAAGACGGTCCCCCGCGTAGACGGGTTCCTTGCCTGTGGCCATTATTGACGGCAGCCCAGTGTGTGTAGCAATCCATCCCGTAATCGGCATTATTATATGCTTTCCGTCATAATGGTTTTATCTGTTCATTCGGTCATAGTCTACTATGGCCGACGTTGCCTCTACCTGCATACGCCCCACAAGATCATTGTCCACGTCCCGAATTTCGAGCACGTCAGGACCGAGCGCACGATTCTCCAAAAGACTAATGAGCCGATCCATCTTCTCCCACTGGGCTGACGTGAAAACGGGCTCCGGACGGCCAGTCTTATTCTCGATCGTCGAGAGGCCGGGCTGCAGGAATCCGCCGTTATCGTAGCGGAGATTTCCTGCGGACGGGCCACCATAGATCGGGACCTCACGTACCGGGATACCGAAGGTCGGCGCTTCAACCATCATCCCGTTACCGGAGGCGATGGCGACGTGGTGGGCCGGGTATCCCCAGAACAGGAGCGTGCCGGGAACCATGGGGTTACCGGGGGACGACATTGCTTGATATCCGGCCGCCGTGAGGCGCGGCACGTGAATGCCCATAGCATTGAGCGCCCAATAGACAAGACCGGAACAGTCGAGTCCACCCCCGGGGGAGACGCCTCCCCAAACATACGGTGTACCGATAGCATGTCGCGCAGTATTCACGAGGTCGCCGGCAGCGGCACCAATAGCACCGATTCCGCCACCGAACCCGCTGACCACAGGCATGTGATCTTTAATCCAATCACCGAGCGCATCAATGATTTTGTCCACGCCCGCTTTTCCGGCGTCGAAGAAGGGTTTCGCCCCGTCACCGCCCCACGAATCGAGAAGCTTGTGAACCGGAATCTTAACGACAGTCTCAACGGCCCCGATCGGGTCGGAGAATATTGAGGACACCGCGTCGGCCGCGCCGGTGATCCAATTAAGGGCAGCGGACGCACCTTTTGATACCGTTTCTTTGACAGGGTCCCAAATACCGCCGGGGGCGAATGCGGCATACCCCGCATCGCCGCCAGGAATCCTGTCCCCGTGCGCGGCCGCACGGTTCATTGCATTCACCATAGCCGGCCCGCCGACAGCTTTCACCCATTCGGGCCGCATGATCGCTTCTCCACCGGAGAGCGCGAGCCGGCCACCACCATCGGGTGATACGAAATGGTAAATGTCGCGGCCGGGGGAGTATCCGGGCAGAACGCCACCTGACGCGTACCCGCCAATCGTAGGAGCCTCAGGAAGACGAAGATCAAGGGAAAGCTTCTCCATCATCCCGTTTACGAGTTTCCGCAACCCATTGTTGTAGACGGTGCCAATGACGAAATTAACGGGCTTGGCAGCGGCTTCCTTGATTTTGTCCCACGCCGTCCTAACACCGTCTTTCATGGTGTTGGCGGCGGCCACGACCCTGTCCCAGGCGCTTGTAATTGCGGGAACAAGCGTGTTAGCAATCCAATCTTTAACGATTTGGATTTCGCCTTTCAGAATGTTCCACGCGGAGACGACCATGTTTTTCAGCCAGCTGGTCCACGAAACGACGGTGTTCCAGGCGGCGCTGATCGTGGTAGCTGCGCCTTGAATTATGGCGACTCCCATAGTGACCGCAGCGATGATGGACGCGAATACGAACGCGATGATTCCGCCCAGAATTTTCGCGCCGGTCGCAATCGTGTCCCAGGCGAAGCTGATAATGGGCGCAGCGTATGTTTGAATCCAATTCACCACGGGCTGTATAACGGCCCAAATACCATTCCATGTCGCCGATAGGGAGCCCCACATAATAGACGCCGTGTCTTTAATGGCGTTGAATGCTCCGACTACCCACGGCCATGCAACATTGTATATCCAGTCGACGACGGGCTGAATAGTGGCCCAAATACTATTCCATGCCGCTGACACGGTGCCCCAAAGAGCGGAGGCCGTGTCTTTGATTGTGTTGAATGTGTCTACAACCCAGGGCCACGCCGTGTAGTAAATCCACTCGACCACTGGCTGCATGGCCGCTTGAATGGAGGTCCACGCAGCCTGAACCGTGCCCCAAAGCGAGGACGCCGCATCCTTGATCGTGTTGAAAGTATCTACGACCCACGGCCATGCGGTGTAGTAGATCCACTCAACCACTGGCTGCATAGCCGCCTGGATCGTGGTCCATGCGACCTGAATATCAGACCACATGTTAGACGCCGCATCCTTAATCGCATTGAACGCACCGACGACCCATGGCCAAACCGTATTGTAAATCCAGTCCGCAACGGGCTGAATTGCGGTCCAGATGGCGGTCCATGCGACCTGAATATCAGACCACATCATACTGGCGGTGTCTTTAATCGCATTGAACGCGCCGACCACCATGGGCCAAATATCATTGTAGATTTGTGTGGCGACAGGCATGATTGCCGCCCAAATGGCGTCCCACGCCCACTGAATCGTAGACCAGAGTGCGCTCACGCCCCAGCTAATAGCATCCCACGCTGTAGTGAGGTACAGGGCGGCGACGTTGACGATCCAATCGACGACGGGGCGGATTATGTCGCTGATCCCTTGCCAGGCTGCGACCATCCCGTTCCAGACGATCATTGCGCCCGCGGAAATTCCGTCCCAGGCGGCCTGGAGCGCGGGCCATGCGGTATTTACGATCCAATCGACGACGGCCTGAATGACGGGCTGCATTCCTTGCCATACGCTGACGATGCCGTTCCATACCCATTGGGCGCCGGCGACAATTCCATCCCATGCCGCCTGAAGTGCGGGCCACGCGGTGCCGACGATCCAATCAATGACCGCTTGAATGACAGGTTGGATTCCTTGCCAGACGGATACCATGACGCCCCACATCCACTGGGCGCCTGCCACGATTCCGTCCCATGCGACTTGCATGAGAGGCCATACGTTAGCGGCGAACCAATCGGCCACCGCGCCGGCCGCCGTTTTGATTGCTTCCCAACAGGAAATGACAACATTACGGAATGTTTCGGAGTTCTGCCATGCCACCACAATGGCTGCGACCAATGCTGCGATAGCGATCACGACGAGGCCGATTGGGTTGGCGTCCATTGCGGCGTTGAGTGCCCACTGTGCCGCAGTCGAAGCGATTGTCGCTGTCTTGTGGAGGACCATCATTGCCGTGGCCCTACCCCAAGCAACCGCCTGCATCGTGATCTGCGTTGTTGCACGTGCGATATTCGACAGGAATTCGCCGGCGTACATAAGGTTGAGCTGCGCGGTCTCAACCGTGTCTTTGATTTTCGCCACGGTCATTGCGTTAATGGCTGTAGTGACGCGCCCGATTACTCCAGAGACGCCCTCCATGTCGTTCAGCCATTGCTGCATTGAGGACAGGACCATGACGGCTTTCCATGCCGTAAACGCAGCCGCAATACTGTAAACCGCCACTTTGCTATTGAGAATAGCGACGGTGAGATTTTCCATGAATTGGACGAGGCTGCTGTTCGCGATGGTGCTGAGAGCTGTAGCAATGCCGGGGACGAGTGTCCCGACAATGAATTTGCCGAGCTCGACGAAACTGTTGCGCACGTTGGTGATGTAGGAGATGATTCCGGAGTCTTTGTCGAATCCGAAAATCGTCCCCGTGAAATCACCGGTCAGAAGCAAATCTTTAAGATTCTTCAATGAGGGGACGAGTGTTTTGTTGATCCATTCCCCAGCTGCGGCGGCAGCGTCACGCATTCGGAAAAGGAAATCAACGAAGCTTGAGTCTTCCTCGAATGAGAAGATCGGGCCGGTGAAATCGCCCTTGCGGATAACGTTGAAAGCATTCGTAATGCTGGGGATGAATGAGTTACTGACCCAGTTGAATACTTTTTCGAACCCTTTGCTCATGGCGTCAAGGGATGCGGTGATCCATGGGAGTGCTTTTTCGGCGATTTCCTGCGCCCCGGTCACAAGGGTCGCTTTGAAATTTCCCCATGCGCCTTCGAGGGTTTTGGTGGATGTAGCGGCCTCAATGGCTACGTCCTCCATACCGAGGTCGAGGATTGCTTGGTTGAATTCCTCGGCGGTGATCTCGCCTTTCTCCATGGCTTCCCGGAAATTGCCCGTGTAGGCGCCATTCTTTTTCATGGCTTCCTGCAATTTACCGGACGCGCCGGGAATAGCGTCGGAAAGTTGGTTCCAGTTCTCAGTAGTGAGTTTTCCGGCGCCCGCGGTCTGCGTCATGACAAGGCCGACCGTTTTGAACGTTTGCGCGTTTCCGCCCGCGACGGCGTTCAGGTTACCGGCGGCCTCGGCGAGCTTATCGTATCCTTTTACGCCGTTGGATGCGAGCTGTGCGGTGATTGATTGAATATCGTCGAGCTCGTAAATTGTGCGGTCTGCGTAGGAGCGTGTGCTTTTTGTGAGTGCGTTGATTTCGTCCGCACTTTTACCGGCGAATGCGAGTGTTTGTTTGAATTTGATTGTGGCGTCAGCGGCGTTGAATGCTTCTTTGGCGACGCCGCCGAACGCGACTGCAATGCCGCCGATTGCGAGTCCTCCGAGCGCGGCGCCGGCGACTTTCGCTACCGATTTGAACGCACCACCCAGGCCGGATGTGATCTTTCTCTCGGCCGGCCCGGTGTCAACATTGCCGATTTCGCTATTGATGCTTCGGGCGAGGCCTCGCACGGACGGGCTGATCTGAATCCATGCGGTCCCGAGATCATATCCGGCCATTGATACCTCTCCGAAATCATGTACAGGCGAAAATGGTTCACGCCAAACAAACAATTTTTCGTGTTCATCTTGGCGTGAACCATTTTACACTATCCGATAGAAACACAGGTTCAGCTGCCGTATCGGGCAAGCCATTTCTCACCCTTGGCTTTCTGCGCTTTAGCGTGCTTGCTTGACACCTTGGGGTTACCGGTTTCCCGGTATCCTTCAGCCGGCGGCTTCGGCGCTTCAGGCCACTTGTCTTTCTTGACGCCGTTGACGGCCAACAGCGTGGTCTGAATATTGTGTGCTGACATTATTGTGGCAGCTACCTCATCAGACCAGTATCTGTCTCCGCCTCGCGCCCTGTCGAATGTTGACCCTGGCGGGAGGCCGCCAATGAGTGCCATTACCCGCCGTGGGGTTATTCTGCCTCGATATAGATCGAGAAGATCAGTATTGTAATATCGTTGCAGGTCGGCTTCTATCTCCCACCCATACTCGCGGAGTAGCGGTGGGAGGATTGTCAGTTTCCCGCGCCCACCTCGGACACGATTGACTGCATGAAATCGGTCACCGCGTCAATCGGAACACGCCCGTTCTCGTCCTCCAGAGCGGCGTAAACCTCATCCTTGTGGTCGCCTACGATAAGGCGGAAAAGCGGGAATGGGTTGCCGGCGTCGAGGGCTTCGAATGCGCGGAAGTCTTCCAGCGCCTCCGGAGGAATGTCAAACTCGATTCCCTCGTAGTCCACGTGGATAGGTTCACGCGTGGCCTCGGCCTTGGCAAGCCTGTCAGCCGGGACCTTAGCGCCGGCCGACTCTGCCTTGCTCTTCGTGGTCTTGTTAGACATAATGGGTTGTCCTTATGATTCTTTTATAAAGGGTGGGTTGTATTTGTTTTGGTTCTTCCCCGCTATTCCGCGACAACCCATCCGAAACACGAAATAGCGGGGAAGAATTAATGTCAGGCCGGGAAGAGCGCCTTGTGGTCGGAGTAGATAATGTAATCACCCAGCACGGAGAGGTTGTACTCGTAGCCGGTGATCTCAGCCTGCTGGAAAGTGATCTCGCCACGCTCACCGAGCTCCAGACGCGGGAAAACAATACGAATCTGCGCGCCCACGCCAGACACGTCGAAGAAATCGGCGACACCGCAGAGGAGCTTGACCTTACGGGAGGACTTCGCGGTGATCTTCACCCCTTTGGTGGCGCCGCCGTCCTCAATCTTCTCACTGGTGGCGTCCAGATACCATGAGAGCGGGGCGAGCTTGGTCTCCAGGAGAGTGGCACTGAACGTGGTCTCTGAGGAGTCGAGGAATGTCTTGACGACACCGTGGCCCTGGTGACCCTTGATCTTGGTGACGGAGTCGTCGGAGGTCAGCTTGAACCCGTCCTCACTAATCCACCCAACATTGGTGAGACCGGTCACGCCGGAGAGGTCCTGGGTGAGTGACGTAATCTTTTTACCGAAATCGACATCATAGTCGCCCAGCCAGAGCGCGTCATTGTCGGACGAGAAAATGAGTGCATTGTCAGCGTTAACAGCCATTATTTTGTTTCACCTGTGTGCTGTGATTGTCAATGTTGCAGTCGCCCTCGCCTGAGACGTGTCCGGATCGGGCATTTCTATCGGATAGGATGATTGTACCATCACTATACCATCCTGATAGTTCGGCATAGTGTGTGCCACATTCACGGCCTCGCACGCAATCTTCATCGCCTCACCCGAAGACTGAGCGTAGACGTCAATCGTCTCCAACGCGATACAGAGTGCTTTCTGCGTGACACCAGTACCGCCGGTAGAAAGAACTCGAATAAACGCGGAAGGGCGGTCGGGGGATTCGGGTCTGCGGGCCACAATCGGAACACTCATATGGGCGGACAGAAAGTCCATGAGCCGTTTCTTGATATCCGGCACCACAGGGGCGCGATCATATGTGGGAGTCACCCCTTACCACCACCCATTGTGAGGCCGATCGCACGCTCCAACGTGTGCTCTCTCATTTGTTTGCGCATTGCGGCAATGGTGCGTGCTCTGACGTATCCGCGGGTTCGATTTCCATGCGTCGTTTCACCCTCGAATCCCCGGCCGGCAGCGGCGGCTACGCGCCCCGTCTCTAGTGCTACGGTTCGGGCTACGTCGGGGCCACGCAGAAGGTCGGCGACACCATCCCTGTTGAGCTGGAATTTTACTTTTGGCATTATTCGCTCACCTTGTCTTCGTTGGCGCGAATCTGCACAATCATCCCCTTAGGATAGGGGGAAGGGCGGCCCTCGACACGGTATTCTATGCCGTCCACGATAAGATGATCTTCCGCGGTCACGTCTATTGTGGTATTCCGCCAGTAAAGGGCGGCTGGCACGGTGACTGGCATTGCCCCAGCACTGATCGGCTCAGTAGACGTAGCCGGCGCAAACACAGCGGGAGGCAGCGCAACATTCTCCCACTGCCCCGGCACGGGGTTACCGTACTGGTCTTTCGACGCAGGGCCTCGCCTACGCCGCGTGACAGGCACGTATCCGGACAGCATCACGGTTCCTGCCCGCTGATAGCGTTAATATCTTCGATCAGCTGATCCGTGGCAGATCGCACATCATAGTCCTGCAGGAGGTCTACCTCGAACGCGCCACCGGAGCCACCTAGGGCGTCTTTTTCCTCGCGTTTCAGGTAGAGGCCGCCTTCGGGGTTCTGATATGTGAACTGGTCGGAAAACGGCCCTGTCGTGTGTGATTCTGACGCGATAATTCCATGGGGTTCAGAGTAGATTCCGCCACCGCTGTCTGTGACACCACCGATAGCATCTCCGCCCTGCATTGCGCGACGCACCACGGCGCACGCCACTCGCTTCCGCGTACGAGGCGTAGCGGACTCCCAACGAGGACATTTCGACACAATAAGATCGGTCGCATCGGCGAGGAGCACGTCGGCGCGAATACGCTCGTTGTCCGACAGTGCCCGCCACCTGGCCTCTAGGTCTTCAACCGTAGCGAACGGAATAATATCCTCGGGAATCACTTTGCCATCTTTCTGGGGCGGCCTCGTCCCCGACGAGGGGCAGCTGCCGGCGGGGCAGTACGAGAGGAGGAAGAGGAGAAGGAGGGCTCGCCTGCCCCGCCGGCGTCATCATTCCCGGGGGTGATTTCAGTGTATTCGTCTCCGAGCATCACATTATGGTCGTCTGCGAGATGAATCACAATGTCGTGGTCTCGGTGCTTGTAGGATCGCATTTCCGAAATCGCCCCTAGGAAAAATTTTGTTTGGATGGGTTGTACTTTGTTTACGGCGATTTTATCAGGCGCCGGCCTTAGTCTTAATCGTCGCGAACTTGTCCGGGAAAACGTACCAAGCGTACAGAATCTCAAGACGCAAAGCAATCTGGTTGCGCCGCTTCAGATCACCCTGACCGTCCGGGTCACCGAAACGAATGATCTCAAGCGGCAGAGAACGCTGAATCCCCCACCGAATACCGTCGACGAAGTCGCCAACAATGCCCTCGACATTGGTGGCGGCGGTTGCCTCGGGCTTGCCGGCAACCGTGTTTCCAGCAGCAGCCGGAAGGCCCATGAAGTTATCAATGTCGACGCCAAGGCCGATCTGCGGGTAACGCGGCGTACCCGAAGGCGACCCGTCAGCATTCTTAGTCTGGAGGCTACCGAGCGCCCAAACCGCGGACGGCGCAAGCGCAAGACCGGTCGGCGTAATCGGATTGGTATTGTCGTTAATGAGCAGTCCAGCGGCATGACGGATCGCCTGATCCATCTCCGTAGCGTCAATCTCGACACTCTTGGTGGTAGAGGTCAGGTAGTTGGTCCACGCGTTAATAACAGTACCGGTCAGCGGGTTAACACGGTGGTAAAGACCGAGATCGAGGGCCCGCGAAAGCGCTTCGCTGCCCTTCTGTGCAAGCTGATTGAGGACGTCAAGCTGATAGTCCTCATCGGCCCACTGAACCTCCTCATTGAAACGCATAGTAACCTGAGCCTTGTGAGGCTTAGCGGTCACATAGCCGAACTCAGCGGAGGTGTACGCTTTCTCGGCGCCCTCGTCAACGAACTCAGCACGCGGGAAATTATCGAAAGTGATAATGTCCACGTCACCAAAAGTCATGGGGATTCCGCCGTTGAGCTTGGCGACGGTGGAGAGGGTCTGGGTGCGAGTAATGATCCCGTCGGCGATCTGCCGAGGCATGAGGACCTTCGCCTTGCCTGAATCAAACACGGCCATTATGGTTGTTTCCGTTTCTTTCTAGTGTTTTACTTTTTAGAATTGCGGTGGGCGTTTAGTCGCCGGCGAAAACGTTCCGAGCGAATTCCGCAAGATTGCCGCCGTCGTTGTTGGGCGTGGCCCCAGCCTGAGGTACCACGGGGACGACGGACGGCTTAGCGTCGTGCAACGCCTTGGCGATTGCGGCAGCATGCGCGTTGATTTCATCCTCGGTAGTTCCTCGGATCAAATCGGCGCTGATACCGTGTTCTGCGGCCGCGTTGGCGGACCATTCACGGACCTTGGCGGCGGTTTCGAAATCCGCAACCTTTGCTTTTAGGGCTTCGATTGTGGCGTCTTTGTCGCCGATTGCCTTGGCGAGCTCGTCCCGTTCGTTGGCGGCGCGCCGATTTTCCTTGGCGCGGTTCTCCCACTTCCGGGACTCACTCTTCCAGTCGATTTCAGGCTTACTAGCGGCGTTGTCCCCGTTCGTGGGGGCGTCGCCGTCGTTAGTGGCGCTGTTGTCGGCCGGAGTGTCGCTGGCAGCATTGTCGCTCATTGGGCGTTTCCTATATTTTGACCGTGCGGTTATTGTAATGTTTCAGGCAACTATTTTCGGGCTTTGCAGCCATCTTTTGTGGCCCTTGTTTATGCATTGTAGCACAATCATTCAATTGGTCGTGTTCGCCATTGCGCGAGCTCCTCTTGGTGTGTGTCTATCCACGATGAGACGAGTTCGCGGTGCCGTGTGCGACCTTTTTCGGTTTTGTGCCGGGCTGCAAGCGCGTATGCTTTCGCGGGGACTTCCCGAGATGTAGGGTCCCATGCGGGGACTGCGACACATTTGCAGTTATCGTGCGCCCCGAATGACGCGGTCCCCTGTGATCGGTAGTAGCATTCGTTCATTGTGAGCATGACGCAGAAATTGCAGGCTTGCGGATTACGTGTTCGTCTTTCCCACCCCATTGCTTCCGGGTCGGCCCATGTCATGTCTGCGATTTGTGAGCGGGCGCCGTCGCTGACGTATCGGATGAGCGCCCCGGTTAAATAGGATAGGGCGATGTCGGGGTTTCCGGCGTATAGTGCCCCCGCACTGAATCTGACGCTGTCGTCGATTTCGCCCTGTGGGGTGAGTGACGTTTGTACTGTGGGGGCGTCGCCGGGAATGTCCTGGTCTAGGCGCATGTCTCGGTACCATTCGTCGGCGATTGCGGCGGCCGCACTGCCGTATTGGTCTACGAGGGCGGGCATGATTTCGAGTAGAAGGTCGCGGGCTTGCTCGGGGCGTTGTCTAGCGGCGTGGGACCAGAGTGTGTGTAAATCGTTTTGGGCGAGTGTGGTGAGTGAGTCTATTGCTCGCCCGTATGCCCCGATTTCTGCGGTTGACAGCATGATGATTATTAGTTTATTGGTGTTTTGGTGCCGCCAGGCAGTTTAATGTTGCGCTTAACCCTGTTCCTTGTATTGGGCGGATTATTAGCGCCCAGGTTATTGTCGCTGCCGTTGCTGCCGCTATTGTTATTGCCGGCGCTGTTGGCGTTATCATCACCGTCATTGTTGGTCGCATCGCTGTTCTCGCCGTTCTCGTCCACAGTGTTCCCGTTGTTCGTGGCGGCGAGAGCACGATCAAGCAATGAAACCGCATTCTTTTTGCGGATTTCGGCGTTAATGTCGGCGAGATCGTCTTCGGTGAGCCCGGCACGCCGCATGAGAGTCTGCGACTCCTGCAATGACGGGAACGCACTAACCATTTTGACTGCGAAATCGGCGGCAGACGAGGGCGAGGAATAGCGGGCGGGCGTCCACTTCACAGACGTTTTCCACGACTCGGTGGGAGGTTCGTCGAGCTTGTCCCTGACCATAATAATGTTCTGCAGTGTGCGCCGCAATGGGGCTGCGAAAATGCGCCACTGATATTCGGCTTCGTCTGCGAGCGCCGCTTCGGCCGCCTGCATCGCCTCAGCCGAGGCGGGGTTCTCCGCGAATACTCCAATGGCGGACTGAGGGATGTTTGTGGCTGCACACAAATTCTGCGCTAGTTGCCGGTACATTTCCAGGTGCGGGCTCATGGTCATTTGTGAGAATTGCCCAACACTGGGAATGTCGCCGTTCTCATTCGGTTCGAGTACCTGCACTCTAGCCATGATTGCGGACCAGCGGTCCTGGCCGGCAAAGTCCGCTCTTTCTGCGCCGAGCACGTAGCGCTGCGGTGAGGAGAAGAATTCGGCAGAGGTTTCCGCGCGGACCATTGTCCTCACCGCCGCGTCCGTGAGGTATCTTACTTCACGGGTGATTCGTGAATGCCCCAAGGGGCGGTTTAGCTGCGGGTCGTAGCAGAGTGCTTCAACGAAAATGCGGTTAGGGGTGTCGCCTAGTTTTTCGGCCTTCCAGCCGCCGCCGTTTTCGCGGGCATCGAATCGCCAAATAGCGGCGGGGGTGTACATGATGGCGCCGGCCGGCTGACCGTACTTGTCAGTCTTGTCGATTGTGAGAGCGGCTTCGATTATGCGGCGGCGCGTGTCCCAAAGGGCGGCGGACCATTCTGCGTCACGCGCCTGTACGACGACGGGCGGTTCACCGATGGTCTCATCCCCGCGTGTCACTGTGAGTAGCGAAAAAGAATGCTTATATGCTGAAGTGATCGCCTGTGCGAGATCGAGATCATAATTGTTTGCGGAGAGTATTTCATTTGCTTCGAAAGCGTCGGGTGCGCCGTTCAGGGAGTAGCCTTCGAATACGTGCCGGCGGGCGAGCATGGTGACGACTTTCTGAGGCCACCCAAGTGCGGCTTTCGTGCGCGTCATTTGCGGCGGAATACTGATCCCCAGGTCCTGGAAAGCGCGGTGGCCGTCATAGTAGACGGAGAGCAGCTTGTTTTTGTTTGAGTGCTGCTGCCATTTCTGCCACAGTTGCAGGAATGTTGCATGGTCTTCGTCGGGGAGCCCGGAAATGCGGGTCGGGGCCGGCGTAGCGTTGACGAGTTGCCCGTCGTCAGGATAAATTTCAGTCATAGGAACAGTACTCCGCCGCCACGATTATTATTATTATTGGCGTTTTCGATTTTATCATAGGGCTTGTAACGGGGGCGTCTTTTTGTTATGCGGGCGGCCCACATTGCGAGCGTGCAGGCTTCTAGGCCGGCTACTGTGGCGCCGGGAGGGGCCTGTAGCGCCCAGCCGCCCGAGGTTCCGATTGGGCGTGGTGTCGCGGATGCGGCCTCGGTCCTAAGTTGCATGTCGTCTAGGTGGGTGATCGTGTTTTCGCGTAGTGAGGCGTCTAGCATGCTGTAGGCGTCTATGATTTGTGTGATTGTGGGGGTGATGATGACTTGCGGGCGTACTCCGATGGTGCGGAGTTTTTCGATTGTGTCTCCGGCTCCGTATTTTCCGTCTACGATGATTTGTGCCCACCTGTCTTTTGTGTCCGCAATGTAGTCGATGATCCATTGCGTGCCTTCGTTCATGCGGCGTACGCCTTGGTGGGTGCATAGTTCGACGTGCGTGGGAGTATTTTGTTTGTGTCCTGCTCTGGCTAGGGCGCATGTTGATCCGTCGGGTGCGAATCTGATGGCGGTGCACCATCGCATGCCGTGCGGCGTGTTTTCCGGGCGTATGGTGGCGGTGTTCCAGGCGACAGGGTCGATTGCGAGCCTGTCGTTGGCGCGGTCCCATATTCCGAGGCCTTCGCGTCGGAATGATTCTTCTCCGAGTTGTCTGCGCATTCTTAGAATGGCGGATTCGGGGGTGCGGCGAGGGTATGATGGGTTTGCTTTTTCCCATTGTTTCCTGTCGTCGCTGTTGGCGTCATAGTTGGCGGCGAGTTCGAGGTAGAGGCCGTCTTTTATTTCGCCTTGCAGGGCGAGGTTGCGGAATTCGCTGAATGCTTCTGATGGGTCTTTTGGTTTTGGCGGTGTCCCGATTTTGATAATGAGTGGGTCTGGCGCCGTGTTTGTGGCGGGGATCATGTCGTCTAGTGCGGCGGCGCCCAGAATTTGGGCTTCGTCGAAAAGAATCATGTCTACGCCGTGGAATCCTCGTCCAAATCCTCCTTCGCGGGCTCCGAAGAGGATTCGTGACCCGTTATTGAAGAGGATGGCTTGCTGTCCGTTTGCTTGTCGTATTTTGTTAATATATGGGGCGATGTTGGGTATTTGTGCCATGCCTTTCATGTCGTTGAATGTTTCGTCTGCGGTGCGTGTCCGGTGGGCGGTCCAGAGGACGAAGTAGTTGGGGTAGAGGGTGGCGAGTGCGAATGTTAGGCCGCCGATTGTGTATGTTTTGCCGACCTGTCTGGGGATGGATGCTTGGATTCCGTCGATGCTGGCGGCGTAGTGGCCGTCTTTTCTTTTTGCGAGGATTGCTTTGAGCCAGTCTTGCTGCCATATGTCGAGGGGGTATTGCATTTCTGCGAGTCGGTGTTGGACTGGCGGCCATGCGGTGTGTGTGATGTTTTCTGGGAGGATTAGGTGGGCGGCGATTTCGCTTAGGTGTTTTTCGCTCATTGTTTAGATGCCGTCCCAGGTTTGTGTTTCGTTTGGAATGTCGGTGGTGTTTGTGGTGGTGTTTTCGTTTTGTGTGGTGGCGAGTTGGTCTGTGATTTGTATGAGCTGTGCTGTGAGTTTTGTGAGTGCTGTGTCGCCGGTTCTGGGGTCGTCTATGACGGTGGCGATTTTGTGTGCGAGTGCTTGGCGTATGAGTGTTGGGTTGCCGGTGTTTGTGGCGTCTGTGATGGGTGCGGGGCTGTTGGGTTCGTATACGGTGATTGTGGTGTTTGTGTGGGTTGTCATACTGTCTATTATATGCTGTGATGCTCGTCATGTTCCCGGGGGTTTTCCACAGGGTTTTCCACAGGTTGGGGAGTTTTCCACATGATGACGGTCACATTGTGATGTGGGTTACTGGAGTTATCCACAGGGTTTTCCACAGGCGGAGAGGGATGGGCAGACCTTCGGGGTGTTCGCGGCCGGATGGGGGAGGGGGAGTGGCCCCCGTCACATGAATTGTGTGGTGTGTGTCTCGTTTTGTTGCGTTCCCTGTCTTGTTTTGTGATGTGGGTCCCACTTTAAGGGATCCCTTACTGTGTTGGGGCCCCCTTTTTGTTCGCCTCGTTTTGCTGCCATGGTTTTTTTGAACGCCATTGTTGTTTCACGCTTTGCATGTTTTTGCATATTTTTGTAACATTTCTTTTGTTTTTTAACATTTTTATGCATTTGTGTGTTTGTGCGTTGTATGTTGCCTTTGTACCATGCGTTGGCACCATGCATGGTGCATGGTATTGGTATGCATGTCATGCATCACATCATCATCATGTGTTCATCATCATGTTCATCATGTTCATCATTGATCATCATTGATCATCATCATGTTCATCGTTCATCGTTCATTGTTCAATCATTGAACAATGATTGTTGTTCATTGATCATCGTTGATCGTTGAGCGTGTGAACGTGAACAGTGTGAGAGTGGATGAGTGGATGGTGTCCGTCCTCCTCGGTGCGTGGTGTGTTGAATGGCGGTGGTGTGTGCTGCTGCTGGCCTGCACCGTCCGGTGTGTATGGCCATGCCCTACTCATCCCACTGCAGTGCTGCCGAGTATTGCTGTCGTGTCGTGTACTGTTTCTTGCCGGGTGTGTGGTGTGTGGGTGGTGTGCGTGTGTCTGTGGTGTTCGTGTGGTGGGGTATCCTCCGATCGCTCCCCCCTCGTCGTGGTGGTGGGTGGGGGCTATCGTGGATGGTGGGTGGCATGGCGGATGGTGGGTGGCATGGTGAGTGAAGGGCGGCTGTGTGCTGGCCTCCCCCGTCTTGTGTGCAGTGTCCCCCGTCTGTGTGTTGGCGTCTCCCTTGTCGTTTATCCTGTGGTCCTGTTGAATGGCGGGGCGTGTGTTGTATGGTGGGCGGCACAGTGAGGATGGCGGGTGCTGTAGTATTGATCCTCCCGTCTGATATTGAGGTTTCTCTTTCCTGTTCGTGAGGCGGCTTCGTTGAAGGGCGAGTGTGTGTGGTGTGTGTGTGTCTTATTGCGAATGGTTGTATCTTTCTCTTCCCCTCTTTGTGTTCGTTGTCACAGCATTGTTGGTTTGGGGTGTGTGTGTTTGTGACGGGGGTGTGTTGTTGCGGGATAGTGGTGATGGTTTGTGTGGGGTGGAAGGGCGTGTGGTGTGAGGGTGTGTGGTCTCATTGTTCGTCTTCTTCTTTCTCTTTCTTCTCTTCCCTTTTCTTTTTGTGTTGGTGTTCGGGGTAGTGCGCGCGCAGCCCTGCGAGCACGCACGTTATCCCCGAACACCATTGTGTTCCCCTTGTTGTCTCGTCTTCTCTTCTCCTCTCTTGCACTCCCCGTCTTTCTTCGCGCCCCGCTTTTCCTTTTGTTGGAATGGCGGTGGTGGTTCACCATGTGTCGGTGTGCCTAGTTGGCATGACTGCGACGGGTAGTCTGTCTCTTTTGTCTTCGTTTTTTTGGTAGTGGCGTGTTCTGCCTTTTCCGTGCCTGCCGTTGCCGCGTCTGCTGTTGCATTTGGCGCAGAGGACTCGCCCGTTGTCTGGGTGGTTGGATCCGCCTAGCGAGGCTGGGATTATGTGGTCCGCCTCGGCACTGTTGGGTTTGCGTTGTCCGTTGTTTGTGTATTGGAGTTTGACTCCGCATGCTGGGCAGTGTGTGATGCCCATGGCTTGTGCTCTGGCGAGTACTTGTTTTCTGAATTGTTTGTGTTCCTTGGTGCTTGTTCTGCTCACCGTGTTTCTTCTTCTTTCTTGTTTGTGTTGGTGTTAGGTGGTGGCGCGTCGCAGCGTCAGCGAGACGAGCGCCTCCACCGTCTAACACTACTCTCTACTCTCTACTCTCTGTTCTTCTTTTCCTCTTCTTCTCGCTTTTCTTTCTTTTTTGTGGAATGGCGGGTGTCGTGTAGTGCGCGCGCAGCCCTGCGAGCACGCACGTGACACGACACTCGCCTTTGTGTTTCTGGGTTTGTCTACTGTGTGTGCTGTGTGTTGCTTCTACCACAATGTGGTGTTTGTTGTTCCTACCACACACTGTTCACTGTTAACGATCACCGTGTTCACCATTGAACACTAATTACGTTATAACACATGTTTCCTAATTAGACAGTGTCTACACCTGTTAGACAGTGTCTAATTCTAGTACTCTTTTAAGAGTATAGGTTGGGCCCAACACAGCGGCGAGCTCTTCGAAAACACCCGCGGCGTAACGCTCGCTTGCGTCGCTAGGGCTCCTCAGCGGCTACGCCGCGATCGTCTTCGACGATTCGTCTACTCGAGCGTATCATACGGACTAAAGTCACAGCAACAAACCCTGCCAACAATGCAACTGCAACAGGGACCTTTCGTTGCAATCATGCGAAACGCACTGACACGACATCTTGCTACAAAGCACAAAGTGTGACGACACGCACCAATATTGTAGTAACACAAACGGGTGTTTTTGCCCTAGAAAGCGAGTTGCTAGCAAGCAACCCACATGCGTGGAAAGTAAACGGGAGGTGAACAAAGTAAACGGAAGATGAACGGAAACTGTGAAAGGTCAGTGCCGTAGTGGCCGACATCGCTCACCCCCCCATCACACACCGCCCTTCCATCATCTGAGATACGAGTCATACGCACTGAGGTCCCCAGAAGCGCTTAGAACGCCTCTGAGGACCTCAGAAGGGGGCGGACGTGCGGCTCAGTCGGTCAGCTCAGCCTCGACGCGATCGATCAACCGCCGCAGAGCGACGTCTACCCGGCTCGCCGTCTCCTCCCCCTCGAAGATCACGATGTCATTCGTAACCTCGGTGACGATGTCGCGAGCCAGCTGGATCGCCTCGCAGGGAGTGACGTCAGCGGTCAGGCGGTAGATGAGCGCTTGCGCGTACTGGTGCGCCACCTCCTCGCGGCTCGAGGCGTAACGGACCATGAGAGCCCCCAGAGTCAACTGAGACACGGGTCACACGCGTTGAGGGTTGACAGCATCACCCACCGCTCTTCTACAGTAGACACACCACCGAAGGCCGGTGCACGAAGAGAGAAGGGGCATGCACAAATGGTTAACACGCTGAACGAGGGTGCGCTCGTCCGACACATGGATCTGCGTAGGGTTACGAAATCGTCAAACGACATGCCAGCCCGGCTCGCAATTATGATCGAACACATGGACGGCACAAACTATATGGTAAGCGTCGCCGACAAGGAGGAGACGCCCGAATATATGACGACACTGCTCGCCGCTGTCGCACGCGGCACCAACTTAATGTTCCGTGCCCTCGACATTCTCCGTACTGTCGGATACGTGGACGTGCACCCCATCGCACTATTGGGCAGGCAAATCGTTTTCGGTCTGGACCGTGTCACTCTTGAGCTCGAGGTCATTGAGCACAGTGACGGCGAGATTGAGTGTGGCATTAGTGTTGCTGGTGTGAATGTGGATAATGTTGAGGAGGTCGGGCAAGTGTTGGAGGAGAACGACATTGACGTCATCTAAGGCGATGTTACAGAGGCCGACAATGACATACCAACCCACCTGACATGAAAGGTTAGATCGAAAATGGGTCTTCGTTATCGCGTCCCGCTCCCCGGGCCCTTCTACTACTCGGGCCGCGTGGGCCCCAAGCACTGGCTCCCTCGTAGTAGCAGTAGCGGCTGCGGCCTTTTCTACTTCACGATGAAATGGTTCGTTGTCTACCCGAGCGTCGCATTCCTCGTGGCCGGTTTGGCTCTCCTGGTCGCTCCGTTCTACGGGCTGTTCTGGGTAGTCCGTCGCTCGTTGCGGAACCGTCAGAAGTGCCAGGTTGTTCAGTGTGTCCCTGTTCAGAGGCCTTCGCCGCAGTGGCCGGCCCCACGCCCCGTCTCGAGGCCGTACGGCTTCATCCCGGCTCAGCGGCCGGTTTAGCCTGTACTCTATGGTTTCGTTCCGGCCCAGCGGGAGCGTGTAGCTGTCGAGGGCCGCCCGTTTGGTGCGGATCGGTACGTGTGAGCTGGGGCGTCCGCTCACCGGACTGGCATCGTGTCCTCTATTTCGTGATCGCACGGGATGGAGGGCGCGGCCATATGCGGCCCATCACCCGATGTTCTGGGGGTGATGTGCTGACATGTCGGGAACCAACACCCCATATTGTGGCGGACGTCTCACCCTGGTAGGGTGGACAGGCGAGCATCAGGGCCCTAGAGTTAAGGCCATCGGGAGCAAGACAGCAGCCCGCCAGGGTGAAGCAAGGCGCCCCGCAACACAGCTAAGACCATCACGGAAGAGAGCAGATCACTATGAGCATGAGGCACGCGGCACCCCGCAACACGAACGTCGTCACTCGCCGCTCTTTGAAGCGGAGTAGCGAAATCATCCTCGCCGCCGTCATCTACCTGACCGCATCATGTCTCGCTGTGATCGGGACGCTCGGTTTCGTGGCGGCTATCTGGGTCCTGTGGGGGACGCTGGGGGTACGGTAACCCCCCCCCGCAATTCCGAACGGCACAAACACTAGAGGAAAGAGAGAGGGCACACCGTGTTTTACGATGCGCATTTCACCGTCGACGTCACGAATTGGTCGCGGGGCATTTGGTTGGACGGCACAATGCAGATAATGGACAATGTTGGTATGGTCCGTAGTGAGAATATTGCGGGTAGGGTGCAGGAAATGTTTGATCGTCTTGTCGTGGGCGCCTCGGTCATGGATGGTCTTACTTCGGTGGCGGACGCTTGTGGTATCACTCTTGCAATGATGGGTGATTTTTTGATTGTTGCCTATTTCAATGGTGAGATTATTGGGCAGATTGCTGTGGGCACGAGCGGGAGCGGTGTCGAGCTCGCCCCCAGCTGTCTGCATTCTCCTGACCGGTCGGACGCCGTGAATGAGGTGTGGGGCTCGTTCTGTGGTCGAATTCGGGAGATTCCTGACAGTGTGACTGTCTGATCCACCGCAATTCAGAGAAAGAGAAAGAAGGGAAGAGAAGAAATCGTGCTGTGGTTTGAATATGATGGCCCCAACAATGAAGGGGTGACTGACCGGGATACTGAAATGGCGTTCATTCGGGAGAATATGCCGCCCGCTACGTCCTACCATTACGATGATGCCGGCTTTACTGTCATGATCTGGGACACTAAGGCTGGTGTTATTGAAACGTACGTGTTTGATAATGGTAGGCCGACAGCGTGGTATTTCAGCGCGAAAGAAATGGGGGCGGATGCTTGGTGGCGGAAAACTGTCACTGTCGGTGAGACTACTAAGGTTGGGGCCAGGTGGATTCACAAGCGTATCAAGCGGTATGAGGTAAAGGAGGAAAGTAGTCGTTTGGTGGACGATTTCATTCTTTGCCTGGAAGAAATGCGGGGCAGTGATGAGGGTTCGGCGACGTGGGAGTGTGCCCGGTCTGACGCACGGGATAGGTTGAGGGATCTGTGCGCTTTGGTGGGCGTGCCGGCCGGGGAGGTGATTGGCTCCGACTTTTAACCAACGACACCCACCCAACGGTAAATAGTAGTATCCATCACAATATTTAGGAAGAGAGAAGCATTACTATGGGTACAGTTTTTGAGACGGTTATCGCTCAGGCGGTTCGTGAGTGGAATAATGACGGGCGTCGCCACGAGTTCAACGTGCATGCGCCTGCCCGCAAGATTTACGATGGCGGCATCATTACTATCGGCAGCACGTGCCGTATTGTGGTTGCCGGTAACACTGTGAGGGCGAGATGTGTTAAGCGGAAGGGCGTCGCGATTCCTCCGGAGAGTGTTGGTGAGTTCGTCCGTCGCGCTTTGGTTGTTGCGGCGAACCGCGGTAAGGCGGCCGGCAATGAGTGACTCTGCTGTTGATAGGGCAGTGTTCGCCTTCCTTGCTAGCTGTGTCGGCGATTTTGTTAGATGGCCGCAGTGCGAGTCTGTTAATTTGTGGGGTGACAATATCGACGGCCGTCTTTCCAAGGTTCATTTCGAAGTAAGAGCCATTAATCCTGTCGATAAGACCAAGTTCAGGATTATTGTGAAGAATGACGGCGAGTGGTGGGTTCGTGTTATTCAGGTGGCGAATCATATTCGGTTGGATGGGCGTGATGCTGACCGGGATCTCATCGTCCATGCTGTGAATCGCTTCATGGAGTTGGCTGACATGCGGGAAGGTGAAGATCGTGATTGACGACGGTCTGCGTCCCATCGTGACCGAATTTATCGTGGAGATGCTCAATGACCCACATTGCGAGTCCGCCCTGTTAGACGTTAGGGAGGATGCCAGGGTAGACAGTGATCTGCCTGTCCTCTACTTGGACGTCATCGGGAAACGGTATGGGTGCACTCTCAACATTGTGGGGGACGAGTATTCGGTGAGCGTCCGAAACTGTGGCACGGACGAAACAATAACAACGGTAGAGAGAGGAAGAGGAGCATGGGAGCTTCAGGGGCTGCTCGACGAAATCAAGACAAAACTGTGGGAGGACAAATGATCAAGCTATTCGATTGGGAGTTCCTGAAGCATGTCACTGAGGCGTGCGAGAATTACGCCAGCAAGGGCGGGAATGATTCGCTTGGCCTGGAAGTGAGTGCCTGGAATAACAGTATCCATATTGTGGTCGCGTCGCGGGGGCACCGGTTTGTTTTCGAGGCCGATACTGTGCGCGGCTACAAGGCGACGATTTTCGAGCGGACGAATCGTTACTGGGACCCCATGTTTGACGTTGGCTATACTTTCGACGGCGACGCGATCGTTGATGCTTTCAATAGTTTTCTTGTCGACGTGGAGGCGGAAAACAATTGAGTGTCGAGAGGATTGCGGATTACGGGTTCGCGTCCCCGGGGGGTGGCGTGCACTATGATTGGTTCGTTGATAGGGTTATTGACTATTTGCAGTCTAAGTCGCCGGAGACGCCTACTAGGTTTTTGTGGACGACTTTCTTGACGATGGTGTCTGCCCCGTTGTCTGCGAGGACTCATTTGTCTGCGAGCGCCCAGGGGGTGGTGCCGTTGACCCTGTATTCGCACTGTCTTGGGGCGTCGACGTTGTCTAGGAAGACTACCGCTCAGTCTTTGGTGCGCAGCTTTTTCGACGATTGCGTGGGCGCGTTCAGGTGGGATTCGTCTCAGTCTTTGGCGGCCGTGCAGGAGGTGGATTCGGCGCTCCACATGCTGTTCCGTCGTCTGGAGTCCCTGGAAAGGAAGAGTGGCCGTATTGATATTGACGAGTACCGGACAGAGCGGGACGATATTGGTAATCGCATCGCCGAGTTCGAGGCTGATCGCAAAGATTTGTTGAACAGTATCGGCAATAGTCCGTGCGAGCGTTCTCTGATGGCGAATGTTTTGTTCGGGTCTAACGTGACGGCCGAAGGTTTGAATTTACGGATGGCGCAGAGGCCTGGCGGGGCGTCTATCATGTTCGTAGACGAACTACAGAACATGTACTCCGCGTCACAGGGTGAGGGTTATCGTAGCGGGCTCATCGGATTCCTGACCGACGTCTACTCTGGTAGGACGGTCGAGTCTGTGCGTGTCGGCGACGATGGTGTGAGGCGTGCGGATAGTGAGAGAGTTCCTCATTCTCTTGCTTTCTGCGGCACCGGTATTCTCGGCGACGTGGTCGATAATATGTCCCAGTCTTTGTTCGAGACGGGATGGGGGCCGCGCATTCTTTTTGCTTTGGACGAGGAGAATCGTCGGTCTGACCCCTCATCTTTCGGATGGGTTACTAATACGGCCCGGAACGCGCATAATGGTGATGGTTTTGTTGAGTATGCCTCCGAGCGTATTTCAACAATGCTGGGCATGATGCAACACGAATTCCGTGGCACTGTCACTTGTGCCACCGAGTTCTGGCCTGTCAACACGCCGGCGACCATGACCGTGACCAAGTCGGCCCGGAATGTTTGGGTGGAGACAATGCGAGCCTGGGCTAGGGAGGCTGCCCGTGAGTCGCCTTTCCGACGTGCAGTGCAGGCGGTCATTGACCGTATGGGGAATCACATTATGCGCGTGGCCGCTATTCTGTCTCTTTTCGAGCAGCAAATGAGCGTGTCATCGTCCGCGGTGAGGAAAGCTTTCGGCCTGGCGGCCGATTTCTGGCTGCCTGACGCGTTGAAAATGATTGACTACGTTTTTGTTCCGGATTTGACGCGCATGGTGGATGATTTCAGTAGTAATCCGCCGACTGAGACGCGCCTGTATCAGGTTTTGGAGGCGAAGAATCTGTCCCCGCGAAGCGTGGAGGAGTATCGGCAGTATATTCTTCGCCGGGGCGTGAAATTCCGGACCGAAGGCGCGATTGTGGATAATGATCTCGTGGAGGCGATTTTGCGGGATCAGATAGCGGAACCGTCGTGCAGTGAGTGATGTTTTCGGGGTGCGTTTCCCTGTGATGGTAGCGGGCAATGTTCGTTCCATCACAGGGTGGCGTGCCACTGACGTAAATCTTAGCGATTTTGCTGCCTTGTGTGAGGCGCCTTCGAAATGCGAGAAGAATGACGCCCCAGCTTTTTTCGCGGGCATTCTTTCGGGGGGCAGGCGGCAGAAGAGAAATTTTGTGTTCCGGTCGGCGATTGTTTTGGATGCGGATCATGGGTCGCGGGAAGATTTTGTCGGGGATCGTATGCGGGCGGCGAATCTCGCCGGTATTGTGTGGGAGACGGCGTCGTCGTCTTTTCCGTCCCCGCGTTTCCGTGTTGTTCTGCCGTGCACTCGCAGCATGGTCGTGGGAGAATGTGAGGCTATCGCCCGGACGTGCTTCAGCGTATTGGGGCCAGTGGCCCAGTGGGATGGATCGTGTGCTGAGGCGTCCCGAGCTTTTTTTCTGCCGTCGCATCGTCTTGGTTTGAGGGTTCGTCATTGGCTCATTGACGGTGCTCGTTTGAACGTGAATAAATGGTTGGAGAATATCGGGTATGAGGAGAAGGGTGATGATGTTTCTTTGTCTTCTGTGCCCGATGGCGGTTATGGTGGTGTGATTGGGGAATTCAATTCAAAGTATGGGTTTAATGATCTTGTCGGTTTGTTTGGTTGGCCGTATGAGTCGGTGGGGCGGCGATGGCGGTATACGCGTGGTGGCGATACGGCCCCAGGTGTGACGATGCTGGACAGCGGTCTGGTCTTCTCACACCATGCGGATGATCCGCTCGCGGACGGGAGGGCGCACACGGTGTTCGATTGTATGAGGGTGCTGGAGTGTGGTGGTGACGTGGGTGCGGCCGTGGGTGAGGCGTTGTCTCTCCTCCAACTGGAGATATGAGCAGCGTCACGCCCCTGTGGGTTGACGAGGGCGTGCGCGGTCTGCCTATACTAGAGCCGTCACCGAGGAGCGGTGACACCGACACAGAGAGAAGAGAAAGATCGTGAACGTGAGCAACCGTCGCAGCACTCGAAACGACGTCATTGTGTTCGATATCATCCCCACGCTGGACCAGATGGACGACTATGACGTTGCCGCGATCGCCGACGACGTGATCGGACAGTATTTTTCCGCCACTGGCGTCCCCTATTATGTGGTGGACGTTGACGAGGACGCCTACTGGGACGCCGTGCAGCGTCACGCCATCGCCCACTGACCCAATAGGACGAACCCCGCACCATTGTTTGGTGGTGCGGGGTTCGTTGTACAGAAAAGAGGGAAAACAAGTGACACTACTAGCATTCACGCTCACCATTTGCCTACTAGTGATTGTTTGGACGAATTTCAATGATTAACATTCGGCCCACAGAGGCGCAGGAAAGAGAAATCAACCGCACCACCAACGCGATTCGAGACGGTGGCGGGGCGTTGCTGGCTTGGGAACCGGGCTGTGGTAAAACATACGGCGCCATCTGGGTCACACACAAACTCGACGCCGATGAGCGCGTTATTGTCGTGTGTCCGAAGCGTGTCATTCCGTCGTGGCAGGCCAGTATCAAGACCATTACTGGTCGGGAGGCGAGGGTGCTGTCTCGTACTACTAAGTCTGGGCGCGCCAACATTGAGGACGTGTTGGACGGCGAGGATGGTTGGTGGGTTATTAATTTCGAGCTATTGGTTTCCCTGGGAAAGGCGGTAGAGGCGAAGAAATGGCCGAATGTTCCTTTCTCGAAGAAATCGTTCGATATGGTGGTCGTGGATGAGGTTCACCGTATCGCGAATCACCGTACCCAATCTTTCCGGGCTGTAAAAGCATTGAAATCAAAGTACCGTCTTGGCCTGTCGGGCACGCCTGCCGGCAATAAGTCCGTCAACATTTACGGTGTTCTCAAATTCTTGAACCCGGATAGCGTTGATAGGAGTTTTTATCGGTTTGCGGACGAGTTTTTTGTCTCCCAGTTCAATCCTTTTGCGGCGTCACGGTATGCCAGGATTTATGGTGGTGAGAGGAATCCTGGCGCTCTCCGTGATTCTGTGGGCGACAATTGGTCTGCGATGCGGGGGGGTGAAGTTTTCGGTGATCTTCCTCCCGTGAATGTTCAACGTGTCGCCTGCGGGATGCGGCGTGAACAGAGGAGAATGTATCGGGAGTTTGTTGATCATCGTTTGGCGGTTATGGACGGTGGGGCAAGCGTGGCCTCATCCGCCGCCGTTCTAGACGGGAGGCTCAGGCAGATCACTCTCGGACCATTGAGAATCGTGGGCGATAGTGTCGAGTTTGAAGAGCGGGGTTCGTCGAAGATTGACGCCACTCTTGATATTCTGTCTGATCTGCCACAGGAAGAGAGGGTTATTCTGTGGTGCCATTCACGTAAATTCATGGCGCCGTTGCGGAAGCGACTGGCCGATGCCGGCTACGAGAGTGTTGAGCTGTCTAGTGATTATCGGGATGAGTGGCGGCGATTTTTGGATTCCGATGGGCCGCGGGTACTGTGTGCTGTTATTGCGGCCGCTGCTGAAGGGATTGATGGTCTGCAGAGTGTTTGCAATACTGAGATTTGGTTGAGTGAGGATAATAGTGTGATTTTGAATTTGCAGGCGTCTGCTCGTTTGAATCGTAAGGGGCAGACAAGGAGGGTGAATCGTTTTCTTTTGCAGTGCGAGAATACGGTTGACGTGACGGCTGTGGAGCCGAGGTTGGCGGCTGGGTATGGGCGTTTGCGTGAGAGCGGCCTCATATGAAATGTGATAGACGCCACGCTTGTGTGGGTTGCGTACACCACCGCCACGCGCATACAGTAGATGCCATGAAGACAGAAACACGCAGCGGCTCACCCATTCACCTAGTGCGACGCCGCATGACAGGCACTATCAGAAACATTCTCGTATCCGACGACAATGAGCTGGTCGGCAGGAATTTCCTGATCGTCGCCCCAGTGAACGATGGGCACTCAGACATTAATGTCATCCATGTTACAGCGGATAACGTTAACATTGTGCGCGGCATGGCCATCAATAACAATCTCGACATTTATGAGCTCATTGCGACGAAGGAGTGAAAAACATATGCGCATCACACAGGCCACCACGATTGACGAAATCGCCGGCCGCACCATCATCCTGAAATGGCCCACACAGTTCGGCATCAAAACAATGCAACTGCACGTACCCAACATTCGATCAGAGAACATCTGGCGGATCCAATGCTATGCGGCCGTCATTTCCACAGCGATCGAGGAGCGGGCCGGCCTCACAGCAACCATCATCGAATAACACATCATTAACATTCTGAGGAAGAGAGAGTAAAAACACTAATGGGCGTCTACCTAGTCTGGAAATCGCAACAGAGAGGCGACTACCAGGTCTACTCGAATCTTGAGCAAGCCGCTATGCGGGCCGAAGAGCTGGGCGGCATGGTCTATGAAATCATGCCGGCCGGCGACGCAAGACTATTCTTCATTGAAGATATTGCGAGCGGGGACATTGAAGTCCAGCGCGACGTCAGGCTCGCCGCCATCGCCGCAATTCAGGAAGGAGAGAAATTTGAATTTGAGCCCGGCCGTCGCAACAGCTGTCAGTAATGTTTTCGCCCCCACCGAGCGCGACAAACAAACACGCATCGGCGTAAGTGAAATCGGGGACGATTGTGAACGGTGCATCGCGGACAAACTCCTCGGAATCCCGCGCGACACAGAGAATACGGGCACGCCGTTGGCGCCGTTTCTCGGCACCGCGTTTCACGCTTACGCGGAATCGCGCACAAAAAATGAACCAAACGTTCTAGTGGAACAGAGAGTAGAGGTATGTGATCTTGAAGACTATGGGCGCATTTCTGGGAGTGTGGATCGTTTCGATATTGCGGCGGCGACGGTCCTAGACTGGAAACTGCTCTCACGGAAAAAGATTTCCGCATTCAGGAAGAGCATTAAATGGGACAATGGTCTGCCGCGATTCGCTAATACGGCGGCAGGAAGCCAATTTCGTAAATACTACATTCAAATCATGCTCTACGGGTACGGCCTTTCAAAGATCGGACATGAGGTGGCTCACTGTTCTCTCGTCGCCCTTCCGAGAGACTGTAGCGTGGAGGTTATACCGGACAGCATTTGTGAGTTTTCTTTCCCGTGGCGGCAGGACGTTGCGCTCGCGGCCATAGAGAGACTCCAAAGCATCTGGGAGAGAGCAAGGTCACATGACGGTGGGGTTGACAGTCTCCAGTCATCTCCTCCATGTTGGTACTGCTCGCATGAGCGCCACACAGAAGCATTCAAAAACTACAGCATTAACGGTTAGGAGGTGAAACATAATATGACTTTCGAGGACACTCTTACCCGTCTAGGAATGACGGTCGTGAACCCGGAGCAGAATAATCATTTCAATATGCTTATTCATGGTGTGAGTGGCGTCGGTAAAACGTCGCTCGCGGCCACGGCATCACAGGTGGACGACATGTCGCCCGTCCTGTACGTTGATTTCGAATCCGGCACACTCCCGGTACGAGATTGGGGAAACCTGCAAAACATTACTGTCGTGCATTGCGACAAGTGGCTTGATTGCGCCAATCTTTGCGACAATATTGCACGCAATCTTGCAGAATTCCCCTACAAGACGGTAGTGTTCGACACACTGGATAAGTGCCAGGAACTCATCCTGGCCCACTATGAGACCGTGTCGAATGACACGTGGACGAAATGGCGGGCAGTATACGACTCCCTACTGAAGGCGATCAGCGTATTCCTGGACGCCCCCGACATTTCATTCATTGCTATCACGCATTCCGCACGTGAAAGTAGTGAGGTCACCGGTGAAACGTTCATCGCCCCGTCTTTCGAAGGACAGAAATCCGGGCAGCGCATCCCCGCCTTGTTCAATTTCGTCGGCTACATGGAATGGGCGAACGTAGACAATGGGGACGGAGAAGAAATCACCGTGCCAGTACTGTACACTCGCAAACCGAACGTTGTAACAAAGCAACAAACGCGCGGCTTCCCGCCAGCAATGGGGAATCCAAGCATGACCAAGATTCACAATTACATCACTAGCCACTAACCAAAAACATAGGAAGAGAGAAAATCATTATGGCTAAGATCACTGTTACCGCTGACCGTAGCGTCACCGCTGAGACTCTCGCTATCGCCGCCGACGCGATCAGGGAAGCACTCCGCGACAATCCCACCAAGAGTGAGAACTGACCCAACCGCAATTCTTTACCACCGACTTATAGGAGCGCAATAATTATGGCAACTGGCTTCAATTTCGGCACCGACCTCTCCTCATTGGAGGTCGCTACCGGCGGCGGAAATTTCGAGCCCCCCAAGCCGGGAAAGCACTCGGCATTCATCACTAAGGCTGAAATGACCACGTCTAAGAGTGGGCGTCCGATGCTCGTCACCGATTGGATGATTGACGGCGACGACGAGGATGCTGGAAAGGCGCTCACCGATCGCACCGTTTTCACTATCAACAAGAATGGGAAGACTTTCATTCATTTCAATATTCCGAAGTATTTCAGTGCCGCTGGTCTGTGGCCGGCTGACGCCAGGGAGAGGGCCGATCTTCTCTCACCGCAGAAGATCGATACGACCGTGAAGAAAGTGTGCGAGAATCTGGAGGGCGCTCACGCAACATTGGTAACCCGAATGAGCAAGCCCAGGCCCCGCCTCGACGATTACGGTCGCCCCACATACGAGCAGGACGAGAACGGAGTCACGATCCTCGGCGAGGACGGTGCCCCGAAGCCCGCTTTCTGGCCTCCAAGGGCCGAGATTTCTTCCATGGATTTCGAAGCCAAAAAGGATACTTCGAACGCATGGTCGGTAGTTTTCTGACACACATGGTCGCATGATTTGAATGGCGGGGGCAACAATCCCGTTGCCCCCGCTATTCAACCAAATAAGAGAAGAGAGAAAACACGAATGATGCAACCGTCATACAAGTTGTACAGGCTAGCTGCTAACAGGTTGGAGCGGCTTCAAACAAGTGTCCCCGATGGGGAGTTCCTATTCCCTTCCGTGGATGCCGCCCTGGAATGGTGCTTCACCTACCTGGAGGTCCCCGAGGACAAAAAATGGCGTTTCGTGCGCCCCGACATTACCAAGCCAATCGCCCCATGCAACCTTGACGTGGCACTGGACCATACGCCAGATATGCCGTATTTGCGTTACCATCGCAAAGCGAATGAGACGCTCATGCCAAGCCGCTCCTACAACGACATTCGCCTCAATATTTGGGCGTGGCGAGAGGAGAGCGGTGTAGATAATTTTGAGTTCGACGGCATGATGTCAGCTATCGAATGGTGCTACAACGAATTCAACCCATCGGTTGTATTCGAGTGGAAGTTCGAGACTGAGAACGGGGTATTTCGTCCCGGTGAAATCTCTGTCATACGCACCAAGACAAGAAAGAAAGGTCGCGAACGCCGCATTCTCCATCCGGTCAAGCCGGTGAACAAAAACTTGACCGGGGAGGAACCGGAAATGGTGGGACGCCGCTTCCGACAGTGGGAAGTTACGTCCCCCGAGTACAGATTCATGAGCGATCACCATAAGTATTTTCACATGCGTTGCGTGAATTGCGGGGAAGAGAAATGGATTCGTGTCTCGCGTTTCAGCGGCGGTGAACCCGTGAATTGCCCGTGCACTAGCCCGTCGCTTCGCATGTACAAGGAACTACCGAAATGGCTTACCCCTTCACTCATGCGACGCATTTACGACCTGAAAAGGTACATTCCGAAGGAAGACTTTCATTTCGATTCCGCACAGGATTGTGCAATATGGTGCTATAAGAATCTGCCTTTCCCGGACGACCCGGATACGCCGTGGACTTTGAAAAAGGGGCGTGGCAAGCCGATGGCGCCGGACACATTGTGGCTCAAGGTAAACGGAGTGCGTTCGGACGCGGTGAAAAATATTGTCACCGTGAACAAGTCGAGGCGGAGCTTGCGGAAGAGGAAAGGGGGAAAGGCGTGATGCAACGGGTAATGGCCATTGACTCCGGCAAGTCAACAGGAATCGTCATCGGAGATTTCCACGATGACCGCGAATTCTCAATCATTCATGTTCAACAATTCAAGTATGAGCATTGGACGGCCAGCGCCTACGACATTCTGGCCACACGAAACGAATTCGCCCCAGATGTCGTCGTGTGTGAACAGTTCGATCTCAGGCCGGGCAACAATTTTCTCGCAGACCTCACCCCAGTAAAAATCAACTCTGTATTGGAATGGGAGATCGGGGATATTATCTGGCAGACTCCCGCGATGGCAAAAACAACCATGCCCGACCATGTTCTGAAGTCTCTTGGTTTTTGGCCCACCGGAGCCAGCGTGAGTCAGCCGGATGCGGACGACGCACGCGATGCGGGGCGTCATCTTTTCCTGTGGGCAGTCACTAAACGCCACGACGAGGACGTGATCGCCCACATCATCGGAAGCGACATGGAGCGACGGTGAATGTTTCACGTGAAACATGCCCCCGTGTTTCACGTGAAACATGACTGCCCCCCCCCCCCCCCCCGGGGGGGGGGGGGGGGGGTGTTTTGAGAGGGGGGGGGGGGGGG